GCGTTATTTGCTAAAATGAGTAGAGTAGACGAAACTAAGGACGAAGATGAAGAAGAAAAAGCTGAATCTAAAGCCAAAGTAAAAGTTGAATCTGTTGATTTTGGTGAAGACCTAGACGCTTTAGTTCAAGAAGAAGCCACACTTTCTGAAGATTTCCGAGGAAAGGCCGGTGCTATTTTTGAAGCTGTATTAACCTCTAAGCTTGCTAAAGAAGTTGAGAGATTAGAAGGCGAATATGTGCAAAATCTTGAAGAAGAAGTATCAGAAATTCAAACTTCACTTGTTGAAAAAGTAGATTCTTACATGAACTATGTAGTTGAAACTTGGATGCAAGACAATGAAGTTGCAGTTGAGACTGGTCTACGGACTGAAATCGCTGAAGAATTTATGGCTTCTCTACAAAGCGTATTTGTAGAACACTACATTGAAGTTCCTGAAGGTAAAGTAGACTTGGTAGATGAACTATCTGAGCAAGTTGCTGAACTAGAAGAGAACCTTAATAAATCAACAGAAGACAATATTCAATTACATGAGTCTGTGCAAGAATTACAACGTGCAGAAATTATAAGAGAACATGCTTCTGGGCTAGCTACTACTGAAGCTGAAAAACTATCTTCTCTTGTTGAAGACATTGATTTTGACGACGCTGAAACTTTCGAAATGAAAGTAAAAGTTGTTAAAGAATCATACTTCAAAGCAGACGCAGTTGATTCAGTCGACGAAGCTAATAGCTTACTAGGTGAAGACAACCAACAGGTTGATTTAACCGATTCAATGGCTAGATATACTCAAGCTATCAAAAACTTTAATAAATAAACATATTACCTAAAGGGGATATAAAAATGTTTAATGCTGATCAAAACCTAATGGAAAAGTGGAGCCCAGTACTAAAAGCTGAAGGCGCACCTACCATCGAAGACAAACATAAAGCGAGCGTAACTGCCCGTCTTTTGGAAAACCAAGAAATTGCAATGCGTCAAGATGCTGCTACTTTATCTGGTAGTAACTTTATTTCAGAAAATACTGATGCTGGTAATGCTGGTCTTGGTACTGCCGCTAGCGGTGGTGCTATCGATCCAGTACTAATCTCATTAGTACGTCGCGCAATGCCTAACCTAATTGCTTATGATATTGCTGGTGTACAGCCAATGACTGGTCCTACTGGTCTTATCTTCGCAATGAAATCACAAACTGTTGCTGCTGACGGCACTCGTGCTGAAGCTCTATTCGGTGAAGCTGACACTTCTTACTCTGGTGTAGCAACTACTGGTACTTCAAGCAACGATCCATTTGCTGCTGACGGTGGTGATACTGACAATGTAGTTGATTACTCTCCAGGTACTGGTAAAACTACATCTGATGGCGAACTACTAGGTACTACTAGTGGTGCTGCAATTGGCGCTGATGACCAAACCACAGCTGGTGCTGCATACAGCGCACCTGTTACTGAAAGCAACCCAATTGCTGAAATGGGCTTCTCAATTGAGAAAGTTGCTGTAACTGCTGGAACTCGTGCTCTTAAAGCTAACTACACTATGGAATTAGCTCAAGACCTTAAAGCTGTACACGGTCTAGATGCTGAGTCTGAGTTGGCTAACATCCTTTCATCTGAAATCCTTGCTGAAATTAACCGTGAAGTTGTACGTACTGTTAACGTAAGTGCTGTAGTTGGTGCTCAAGGTGGTGATGTTGCTGTTGCAGGTACTTTCGATCTAGTTGCTGACAGCGATGGTCGTTGGATGGCTGAAAAAGCTAAGTCACTTCTAATGCAAATTGAACTTGAAGCTAACGCAATTGCTATTTCAACTCGCCGTGGTAAAGGTAACTATGCTATCACTTCTGCTAACGTTGCATCTGTATTGGCCGCTTCTGGCGATCTTAACTACTCAGGTGCTGGTTCACTGAACGTAGATCCTACTGGTAATACTTTCGCTGGTACTCTTGGTTCTGGTATCAAAGTATATGTAGATCCGTACGCAGCCGTTGACTATGTAACTGTCGGCTACCGCGGTTCAAACCCATATGATGCTGGTCTATTCTACTGCCCATATGTACCTTTACAAATGGTTAAAGCAGTTGGTGAGAACGACTTCCAGCCACGTATCGGATTTAAGACTCGTTACGGCATGGTTTCAAACCCGTTCACTAGCATTGCTGCTAACCAAAATACTTACTTCCGTAAGTTCAAGGTTGGTCACATCAATGTAAAATCATAGTAGTTAATTAATAACTATTAGTACTAAGGGATCCTTCGGGGTCCCTTTTTATTGCCTATAAATAAGTATTGAGAACATAAAAGGTATAAATAGTATTATGACTACACTAACCACAAATAAGAATTTTCTATCACCTGTTGGATTTCAGCTTGTAATTAATAGAACTAAATTTGCTAATATAGAATACTTTTGCACTGGAGTTACTTTACCGTCTATTGACGTATCTGAAGCACCTGCGCCATATCGTGGTAGTAACCATGGAGTAGCTGGAGATAGAATAAACTTTTCTGAGCTAAGCATTACTTTTAATGTAACTGAAGATATGGAAAACTACATTGAAACATTTAACTGGATGCATGATTCTATAACTAATAACGATGTAGTAGAAGATGCAGAGCTGCTAATTTTTAATAGTCATAACAACGTTTCAAAGCGAATTAAGTTTAACGGAATTTTTCCAACGTCGTTAGATAGCTTGGATTTCAACACACAGAATGAGTCATTAGAATACCTACAAGCTACGGTATCGTTTAAGTATACCAACTTTGAAATAAAATAACATTGTACATTTGAGTTTACCTGTGTTATAATAGGTATACATATAAGTACAACATGAGAATATTATGAACAATTTAGAATCAATTATTGAAATGTGGAAGAAAGACTCTGTTATAGATGAAATGAATCTTGGTGATGCATCTCGTGAATCTGCTAAACTTCACAGCAAATATCTAGAACTATACTCCATAAACAAACTAAAACTTAAAAAATTAGACCTTGACTTTAAGGTGCTTTTACGTGATAAGTTTATGCACTACAATGGTAAACTATCACAGGAAGAACTATCAAGTAAGGGCTGGAGTCCTGACCCACTAAATGGTCTTACAGTTTTAAAAGGTGACATGGATAAATGGTACGATTCAGATCCATTGATTCAAGAGCATCAAGCTAAAATGCAATACACTCAAGAGCTCGTAGATACTCTTAAAGAAATAATGGATAACATTAAGTGGCGACATCAGTCCATTAAGAATGCTATTGACTGGCACAAATTTACGAGTGGCGTATGACCCTTATAGATAATATAGAGAAAAAGAATGGAAGGTGGCATTCTTTAACTCAGTTTAAAGACTTTATCAAAGAGAACTCAAAAGAGAAGATAAAGCATTTTGATGGCGTTACTTTAACGACCAATAAATATACCTATAGACTATGTGATGGAATCATAACTTGGACCAATTAGTACTCACAAAGAAGAACGAAGTTTTTCTACATATTCAAACCGAACCTAGTATAGAAATGGAACTATCTGAACATTTCTGCTTCTTCGTTCCTGGCTATAAGTTTATGCCAGCATATAAGAATAGAATGTGGGATGGTAAAATAAGACTATTCGACCAAAGAAAGAAAACTTTATATTGTGGTCTATACAAATATCTTAAAGAGTTTGCTGATGCTAGACAATATGAGATTGTAGTAGAGAACTCAGCATTTGGTAGACCAGACGCTATACAAAAGATTGAAACATCTTACATTACAGATGGATTAACGCTTACTGCTGGTGGACAAAAGATTGAGCCACGTGATTACCAATTAGCAGCATTAGAGCATGCACTTTCTAATAAGAAAACCCTGTTGCTTTCACCTACAGCATCTGGTAAATCACTAATCATTTATATGGCGATGAGAGCCTTCTTAGATTCTAGTGAATTAAATGTACTACTGATCGTACCCACTACGTCATTGGTAGAACAGATGTACTCAGACTTTGCAGACTATTCACAGTATGACGAATGGAGTGCTGAAGAAAATTGCCATAAGATCTACTCTGGTCGAGAGAAGTACAACTTACAGCAACGAGTTATTATTACTACCTGGCAATCGATCTATAAAGAGCGTTCCCCTTGGTTCCAAAACTATGGTATGGTAATCGGCGATGAGGCTCATAACTTTAAAGCAAAGTCTCTTACTGCTATCTTAGAAAAGTGCGTTAATGCAGAATATAGAATGGGAACGACTGGTACACTTGATGGTACTCAAACTCATCAGCTAGTACTCGAGGGTTTGTTTGGACCAGTCCATAAGGTAACCACAACTAAGAAACTTATTGATGAAAAAGCGTTAGCAGATTTGCAGATAGATGTGCTATTATTAAAGTATAAAGATGAGATCTGTAGAGAAGTCGTGAAGAAAGACTATCAAGCTGAGATGGATTTTATTGTAACATATGAACCACGGAATAACTTTATAGCAAACTTAGGAATGGACTTAGAAGGTAATACTCTAATCTTATTCCAATATGTAGATAAGCACGGTAAGCCATTACACAATATGCTAAGAGAAAAGTTTGATGCGTTGCCAAGAAACGAAAGGAAACTATTTTATGTCTCAGGTGAAACCGATGTGGACACAAGGGAAGAGATTCGAGCGATTACGGAAACCCAAGATAATGCGATCATTGTTGCTAGTATGGGCACTTTTTCTACTGGTATCAATATTAAGCGTCTACACAATATCATATTTGCTTCACCGAGTAAGTCGCAAATTAGGGTTCTCCAAAGCATCGGACGAGGTTTAAGAAAGTCGGCCGATGGTAGAGCAACTAAGGTATTTGATATAGCCGATGATTTACACTGGAAGTCTAAGAAGAACTACACACTTAATCATGCAGCTGAACGAATTAAGATATACGCAAAAGAGAAATTCAAATACAAACTTTATGACGTGAAAATCTAAGGCATATATAATACTATGGATACTGGACAAATAAGACAATTTAAACTTCTTAATGGTGATGACATTATTGCCATATTAGTTGCAAAGAATGCTGAGAGCTATATTGTCGAAAGCCCACTTTCTCTAGTCAGCAATGTAACTGGAAACTACCATCTAACTAAATGGTTTCCACTCTCTCCACAAAAAAGCTTTAAGTTACTTCATAGTAGAATAATACAGCATGTGCCAGTTCATGAAGAGATAGCTGAAGCATATGTTGAAGAAATAGTTAACGATCGGAGCAAGGCTCCTCTCGTACAAACGTATCAAGAATTACTTGAAGATCTAATTGAAATTAATCGTGATATTACTGACAATGATGATGAACCTGAACTCACTCCTAAGACTAAGACTACAACTATTCATTAAGAATTATAGTATACCCCTAACCTCCCCGGTAACAACTATATTATATCATACTTTCTCACAAATGTACACCCTTTTGACAAAATAAATGCAAAATAAATTAATTGCAAATAATTGTTTACTTTTACGCTTGACTGTGTTATAATAGACATAATTATGGAGAAGACCAATGACATCAAAAGCTAAGCAACGACCACATTACGTAGACAACAAGAAGTTCTCTCTAGCAGTTGTCGAATACGTAGAAACAGTAAATGAAGCTAGAGAAGCTGATAGTGAAATACCTAAGGTAACAGATTACATCGCAACCTGCTTTATGAAAATATCAGAAGGCCTGTCTC